GACCGCCGCATCAGGAATGTCGCCAGCAGCAGCCGCGACTTCTCTGTTCTTGAGCCGCCCGAGCGCGGCCCACCCGCGCTGTGCCAGCGGAGTCGCCGCTTCAATGGCCTTGCCGATCACAGGAGCCGCGACCGCGCCAATGGCGGCACCTTCGACGGCGGACGGAAGCCGGTCGATAGGCCCACCCTCGCCAGCACCGAACCCGGCCACGCCGCCTTCGCCAGCGCCGATCGCGGCGAGGCGTCGGGTGACGGCCTTTTTCGCTATAGCATCGGCCGCAAAGTGAGATGCACCGTTTGCTAGTGCTTCTTCCGCCGCCCGTGCCCCGACCCCCTCAACGCCGAAGCCCGGAACGGCCACAGCGGAAGCTATTTGGCCTCCTAGCCGTGCGTAGGGGTGATACTTTTCGTCATAACCGAGGATCGAGCGGTTCTGGTCGATATTGTTCCAGAGGATGTCACCGAAGCGCCGGTCGCTGTTCCAGATCGTTTCGCGAGGCCCGCCCCAGTCGGGAACTCCGAGCGTATCCACCACGCCGCCCAGCTCATCGAGCATGTTGACGGGATCGCCAAAGCCGCGCAGCGCCGCACCTACAGTGCCGTCGCCGGGATTTGTCAGCGGGCGCGGCTGCTCTTCCGGTGCGGCAAGCCGCTGGCCCAGCTGATCACGGAGGAAGTTACCCTTCTTGTCAAAGCGCTTTGCGAACTTGTCGCGGACCTCTGAAGGATCGAAATCCAACCCCCAATTCTTGCCTGCTTCAATGAACTGCTCAGGGGTTGCTTTAGGATCATCCCAAATTGCGATGAGCGACTTCTCGACTTCCGGACGGTAGCCGTAGAAGCCGACAGGCTCATCATTCATCACTACCGCAGAGTTGGGATCGCCGGGAGTGCCGGGAAGTGGCCGCTGATTGAATGGGCTTACGCCGTGCCTGAAGTCGGAGGGAGAAACGGCATTCGTGCCGAAGCCGCCAAGGCGGTTCATTCGAGCCAGACGCTCCGCTTCCATGTAGCTTGGGAAGGCTGGCGAGCCGCGAAGATACTGGGGCTCCGCTACGCCGTAGCCGTTGCGGAGCAGCCCTACAGCAGACTGGTCAGCTTCAACGACCGGACGGCCATATGTGGATTGGCCGGTGAAATCGACGGGGCCGGAAGGAAGATGTCCGGCCATGTAATCGCGCGCTTCAGTCCCGAGAGGAACGACAGTTCCATCCGATCGCTGCCCGGTCTGATCCAGCTCATAAGCGTCGGCACCGAACAGGCGCGCGTTGTCGCCAGTCGAAAGGCGGAACGTGTCGCCATCGTGAACCTGGCCCGTTGCTGTAGCCGGAGCATGAGGCTGAGCGCTTACGGCAGGCGCTTGCGGCTCAGCTGGAGCGACCGTTGCAAATTCATCCCACTCGTTCTTGCGAGTGGTGTCCGGCGCATCGTGCCAGCCGGGGACGGAGACGTGGACGTGCGTTCCGTTGTGAATTTCGGCAATCGCTCCCGGCCCGAAGGCTTGAGACGCAGCGGCTTGGAGATCGGAGAGCGACTTGAACTCACCACCCGGAACAAGATCCACGGCGTTGCCAAGGTTGTGCTGACTGTTGCGGGCCGGAGTGTATCCCTCCGCCTTTAGCCGGTCGTAATCATCGGCAGTCCGGTAACCGTTCGTGACCACGGCTCCGCGAGCTTGCAGCTGCGAGAGCGCTGTTGTTGCCGGAGGGACCGCCTCAAACTGGTCCCAGTCATCTCCCGCCACTATCGACGCCTAGTCACACCGTCAGGGCCGATGAAGAGCGTTCCAGCTGGTAGCGCGCGAGCCTCAGCGATGGAATTGACGTGGACAGGCGCGGCCTGTGCTGGAGGCTGCTGACCCATGTTAGGAGCAACGCCGCCGCCCCCACCGCCCATTCGGCCACGCCCGCGTCCGCGCGGCGTGTGCCGAGCCTCATAGGATTTAACGAACGCCAGCTCGCGCGGATTAGGAGTAGAGCCGTTGATCCAGCGGTGCATGATGTCCGCGTAGACCGCGCCTTCGCTCCCCGGAGCTTTTGCGCCAGCGCCGACGAAACCAGCACTTTGCCGCACCCTCTGATCGGTCATATTCTGGCCCCGGCGCGTGTCTGCCGAGCGCATGTCCTGCCCGCGACGAGCGTTTGAAATCTCTGCATTGCGATAGTCTTCGAGCGACTGAAGACCTTCATCCTGCCGAGCATTGTCCGACAGCATGTCTTCGCGCTTGTATTCGAGCGCGAGGTTGGCTCGCTCATTCGCCAGCCGGTCCTTGGCGGTGAGCGCTTCATTCAACACTTGATTGGCAAGCCGGGGATCGAATTGACGCGGTAGCGACGACACATCCAGTCCCATTTGCGAGGCGCGCTGAAGCGCAGCTTCATATGAAGGCTGATCATAAGCCGAACCGGCCAGACGGGCGATGGCGTCAAGCTGACTGTCCATCGACTTCAGGTGCGAATCCCTGAGAAGGATGGCTTCCTTGGGATCGGCGGCCACCATTCGCTGGAAAGCGGCGTCCCGAGGCGACATGGCAGGCGCGGCCTGCGGCTGAGTAGGCTGCTGAACCAACGAGGCGAGAACGCCATTCCCGGTCCCGGTCCCTCCAGCGCTTGGGAGATACTGTTGAGCCTGCTGTTCATGGAGCGATTGGGCGTAGGCATCCGCATCTTGCGGTGACTGGAAAATGCCGAGGTGGTGACCAGTGCGACGATAGGTGTCTATCGCCTCCTGATTCGACATTATGCGCCCATCGTCGCTGACCGTAGGAATGAGGACTTCGCCCTTATCGGTCCCAATCGAAATCGAGCGGACGGTGGAAATCGATCCGTCTGGGTTATGAACCACCGGACGATGGTTCAGATCGATGTTCCCCGGCACGATCGGCGCCGGGATTGGAGCAAGGGGATCGACGCCACCAGACGGCACCGAAGCGCGCGACATATCTGGAGCGACAGAATCAGGAGGAGGCGCAACGGACCCCGGCTCATCGCCTGGAGTCGGCTTAGGTAGCGGGGCAGGAGCCCCGCCGGGAGCCGTCAGGTAGTCAGCAGCCGCGGAACGGAACGCAGCGTCCCGCTGGTCCTGATCAGCCTGCCGCCGCATTGTCTGATCACGGTAGGCCCGTTCCGTCGCCGCACCTTTGATCGCCTCAGCATTCTTGAGGATGTCAGCAATGCTGACCGGCTGCCCCATCAGGGGAATGCGGGTGTCCAGCTGCATCGTCAGTAGCCCCCATACCGGTAGCCGTAGCCACTGCCGCCGCTTCCGCCACCTCCACTGCCACCGAAGCCCATTCCGGGCATCATCGTGGCGATTTGCGCGAGATTGCCGATCGTGCCGTTGATGGCGTTGGCGGTTCCCATGTAGCCGGACGCCCGCGCGTTTCCGATTTGCCCCAGAATATCGCCTTGTGCGTTCGCAGAATTGGCCCCGAGCTGAGCTGTGTTCGTCGCGGCCTGCTGGCCGCCGTTGGCAACGGACATCACCCGGTTGAACTGGTCGTTGTAATCCTGAGAGGCGAGCCCCTCAGAGTATTTGTCGATACCGGCCAGCGTTCCTCCGGACTCCAGAATGCCTTTGGCCGCCGCGCTGTTCTCAACCCCTTTCAGCCCTTCGCTGAGCCGGAACTGGTAGCCGGGAGAGGCGGTGTAGTCGTAACCCGGCTTGAGCATGTCCAGACCCATGCCGATCGCTTCGCCGCCAGCAGCGCGCCACGGCGCGAGGTCGGCGCGGTTCTGATCATAAATGGACTTCTGAAGCTGGAGCGCTTGGTTGCCGTAGTCCGCTTGAACGTTGGCCGCCTTTTTCGCGCCCTTCCCGCCGATAACCCCGCTCAGGATCGAGGTGCCGCCAAGGATTGCCGCGCTTGCTATTGGCATTCTGTTTTCCTCATTTCAAACAGCTCGCATTGTCCGCTCCCGTAACCGGGATCGGGGAACCTGTTTTCACCAAGTGAGCGGAAGCCGAGCTGGCGATTGAACCAGCGGGCGCGGCGGTTCTCCACTGGAGTTGCCCGCCAGATTTTCTCCGCTTCGTATTCGGCGAACATCCGGCGCACCGCCTCGCGACCCCGTTCCAGAGCTTCGCGCCCGCGAACGAGGTAGAAACTGTGAGCCTCGAAGATCCCCGGCCCGCGCCAGTGAAAAAGCTGACCGCCCCCATCATCGAAGAGCAGGACGTTCTTCTCGTCTTCCAGCAGTCGGGAAGGGTCTATCCAGACATTGCCCTCATCGCCCAGGTGCGGGCGAACCGAAGGATGATTGATGATCCACGCCACCGCGTCAGTGTCATCGACCGTGGCGCGTTTCATGGATGCTCCACGATGAAATACTCGACTGGCCCGGAGACGTGATGCACACCGAAGCCGTCACTCTTCGCTCCGCAAAGGCGGTTGAACATTCGGGCACGCCTGTTGTTGATTGGCGTCTGACCCCAGATCAGCCGCGCATTCAGCTCATCGAACATGTAGGCGAGCATCGCCTTGCCTTCGCGCACCGCATCTTTGCCACGGCAGCTTTGCGCGAAACCCGTATGGACTTGCCACATGCGCGGGCCGCTCCATTCCATGATGGAGGCGGCATCGCGCCCGTTATGCAGGAACACATAACCGTCAGTGATCGCCACCGCTTCGCTGAAGTCGATCGGAGCGCCGCCGAAGTGGATATTGACCTCCCAGAGGTTGAAGATCGAATTGTGAAGGGCGGCGTCGGTTGCCCGGACTATCAACTGAGAGACCCGTTCGCCTTGAGGTCGGTAATCAACGCCACGAGAGCCTGACTCATGGCCTTCGCCGCGTTGTCTATGGCCTGCACTTCAGCCTGAGTTGGCGGGTTGGAGACCGTCTGGCCCCCGTAGGACGCCAGCGCGCTGCGAGAGGCCGTCCCGGTGGCGGCGGTCCACGCCGCTCCCTGATCCTGCCGAACGAACGGCTCCAGTGTTTCGATTGCGGCAACCCGCGTGTCGAGGCTGGCGAGCGACAGGTCTTGCGTGTCCTGGCTGGCCTGAAGGTCGTTAACGGCAGCGTCAGTCGCCGCTTGGGCGTTCTGGGTTTCAATGACGGTGTTCACCGTGTCCACGAAATCCGCGAGCTGGCGAAGCGTCCGGATCATCGGCTCGGAAAAGCCGACGTTTCGGCATTCCTGATCAGAGAAATAGCTTTTCGCCATCAGCGTCTCCCGACGCGCCCGCGAACTTGGGCTCCGATCAGCGTGACCGGCACAGGATCGGACACGCTAAGCTCGAAAACCCGGTTTCGAGACAGGCCGAGGCCATTGAAAATCACCTGATCCTTGCGTTTCCCAATCTTGCCGATCGCGCGGTGAATTTCGTTGGACCAATCCTCGCCGCCATCGTCGGAATAGCGCAACATGCAGACGGGATCGGTTCCCTGCCCGGTGCCATCCAGCCCGACGCCGGTTTCCATATCGATGAAAAGCTGGTCGCAAATGACCGGCGCACCGTTGGCGTATGGACCGCGAAAGACGCGGCGGCGGACTAGCGGGACGCCAGCATTATCGAAAATGTCGGTCGATTGTTCGTAGATCGCATCCGTCGCGTAATCCGTGACGAGATGCTTGCCGAACACGAACGCGTGAAGCTCCGCCCGAGCCCGTTCCAGCTGGCCGGTGTTTTGATTGAGCCACGCACGCTCCGCCCATTCCTGGGTGGAAACATCGAGCGCCCAAGTGCCTTGATCGGCATTGAGGACATAGAAGGTGCTGCCGTCTTCCTGATAGCTGTAGGCGGAAAGGCCGGTCGCATCCTTCAGGAACTTCTCAACGGAACGGGTGGAAACAATGACGTGATTGAAGCCGGAGTTTCTGAGAACCAGAGCAGCCCCATCGTCATTCGTGCCAACCCAGATGATCGAGTTGTCGGTATGCACCGCCGTTTCTGCGGCGGCGCAGCCGTTGAAGACGGCGGAGCCCGGAACGCGAACGAACCGCGTATCGGCGTCTCCAGTGTCGTAGAAGACCTCAGTGGAATCTTGCCCGAGGAGCCATATCTGATCCTCAGTCGCGAGCATCGTGACCAGATCATCCGGGCGATTCTCTGCGGTGAAGAAGTTGAGGTCCGGAACGCTGAAGGCGTCATTGAGATCGCTGTAGTGGACCCGCCCGCTACCGCGTTCTTGATAGAGGATCGTCTGGTTGAACGAGATGCAGACCGCGCCGATTGGCGCTTGCGTTATCTTCGTCAGCGTCCCGGCGTCTAGGTCGAGACCATAGAAGCCGGTTCCGTCGCCAATGACAATGACGTGTAGCAGCTCTGCCATGTAGACGCGGCCAGTCAGGGACGGGACGGTTCCCCATTGCCGCGTTGTGCCGTTGGCGTAGACTTCAAGGACATAAGCGCCAGCGACAACGAAAAGCCGACCATTATAGACGTAGCGCCCGCGAATTGGCGTGTGACCGACACTGGCGAAGGAAGCTAGGCCGGGGGCGGAGACAAGCCGCCAATGCGACTTCTCGCCTTCTCGCTCAACCTTCCGGGGGAACAGGTTGATCGAACGCTGCGGGTCGTTGAAGCGATCCACATTGTTGGAAGGCCCGACCAGCGGGACCGGAAAATCCTGCATCAGAAATAGAGGGCTCTGGCTGTTGGAGTGTGGCCATCCGATGTCAGCTCGCGTAGCTCAGCCAGAGCGATGCGGGTGAGCTGGATAGGATATTGCTCGGCGAGGCCAAAACGTGGGGCGGCCATCGGGGCTGCGTATTTGATGAACGACTCAATCGCCCAGTCGGGAACATCGTCGATGCTCCAGAGAGCAACACCAAGCTTCTCCAGCGTCCCTTGAGCATTTGTGAGAACAGTTTCAGCGTGCTTCGCATCGTCGGCTGAGGCTTGAGCGCCAATGCCAAGGACGCCGAGCTGACCGAGAAGATGATCGCGCAGCTCAGCAAGGTCCATCTGGCGCTCCTAATCCTATGGGCGGAAGGTTCAGAGGAGCCGGGGCGGGAGGCCGAAACCTCCCGCCCCCAATCCGTTAGTCAACGACGTAGAACACGGTCAGATAAACCGTGCCGGCCGCTCCGGTTGCTGCATTTGTGCTGGCAGTGCCGGTGATGAGCGTCTTGGACGTATACTTGTAGCCAGCGCCGGTCGCTGCGATTGCAGTGGAGTCGGTGCCAGCCTGCCCAACCGTGGAGGCCGAGAACAAGCGGCTGGCAGAGCCAGCATCGCCCACGTTCAGAGCAAGCGTCGGCGAGCCGTTGGTATCCATGTCGGACGCTTCGAGAACCGCCAGCAGAACGCGAGCATTCGCGGGCAGATAGCCGAAATTGATGGTGTCCGTGGTGGACGGGGCCGCCGTGCAAGTGACGGTCGAAAAGAGCGCTTTCACGTTGCCGCCGAAGCCGTGCGAAGCGGCGGGCAGCTTGGTGTAGTTGGGGGCGGAATAGGTCGCCATAATGAAATATCCTCATTCTGAAATGAAAGAAGGGCGGCCCCGTCAGGAGCCGCCCATCAGCCCGGATTAATTCTCCGGAGCGGTGACCGTGGCAGTGCCGGTCGTGGCGAAGAAGCCCGTGACGACGCCGTGATCCTTGGTCGTGGTGGTGTCGTCGGAACTGGTCCCGAAGCGAGCCTTCACAACGCCGTAGATCGACTCAATGGCAACGCCGTGCTTGTCGCCGTAGTCGAACTCCTGCTCCTTGGTCTGCCAGCGCTTGGCAAGGCCGTAGCCGAGCGCCTGAGCGCCGCAGAGGTAGATCGGAGTAACGTTGTTCGTGCCGCTCGTGCCGAGGTTGGCGTAGATCGGCAGATCGTCCAGCTCCTTCACGATCGCGCCGTTCCAGTGGATGTCGCCGCCCTCGAAGAGCTTGGACGCTTCCATTTCAACGACAGTTTCCGACAACGAGTTGTTGCCGGAGGCGTTCGTGAGGCTGTCCCGGAGATTCTTGAACGGCTCCGGTCGGGCCAGCACCACATAGTAGCGCTTGCCGTTGCCGGGATCCTTCATCGGGCGAATCTTGGGTGAGCAAGTCTTCGCCTTCAGGATCATCGCATCCAGCGCGGTAACGTCGAACTTGTCTGCCGTGGTATCGAGCAGAGCAAGGTCAGCCGACAGATCGGTATAGCCCGCCGATGCAGCGCCGAACTGGACGCGATCGGCATTGTTGACCAGCCACGCATCGGAGCCCGCCTGAGCGCGATCCACGAACGCCGCGCCGTCGATCGAGCCGAGCGCCGTGATGATCAGGTCGCGAGTGTCTTCCTGCGACCAGTCAAGCAGCACTGCCTTGCTCGCATTGCGGAGGTCGATGGCCGACTTCTGCTCGGTCATTTCCGCGACCCGAACCGCGTTGCGGCGCTTGTTCACGGTAATGTCGCAAGAGTGCGATGCCAGGTCCTCTTCGTTGCCTTCGAGGACATTGGTTCCGGTGACAGCCGTATTCTTGAGCTTGCTGACCAGAGCGATGGTGATCGTGTCGCCCTTCTTTTTGGTCAGGTCTTCGCGCACCTGAATGACGGCATTTTCGTCCGTCCCCATGAGCGGCTTGAGAACCGGCATTTGGATGTAGTCGGTGAAGAACTGATCGTCCCACTGCTGGACCGTCAGATTGGCGGGAATTTGGGTATCCATGATGATGATGCTTTCTGTGAGTGCTAGCGAAGCAGATCAGAAAGCGGCTTTGGCCCGGTCCATTGTGGACCGGCGCGCGGCACGCTCACGCTTCGCTCGGTTGCTGTGGAAGGCGGCAATGTCGGTGCCGGAGCTGGCGCTTTGGCGAGTAGCTCGGCTTCCCATTCGGCCCGCTTCGCGGCGAGGAGGGAATCGAGGTCACCGTATTGGTGCAGCTCGGCTAGGCTCTTACCCTTCCGGTATGCGAACTCAGCCGGATCATCCGCCAGCTTCATTTCCTGCGCGAGCGCCGGATTCGTCGTAACTGCGCGCTGAAACTCACTTACGGCTTCATCGAAGTCGTCATAGCGAGCCCGAGCGGCAACTTCCGATCGATTGAGGTGGTTGATGACTTGGCGTTGCTCGAACCGGGTGAGCAGCTGATCGCCGAATTGATCGAACCGGGCTTGCAAAGCAGCTTCCGGATCATCCCAAAAATCGACTTTCGGCTGTTCGACAGGAGGAGCCTGCGGAAGACGAGAAAGCGCCTGAACCTGTTGTTCCAAGAAGCGTGCTCGCTCCTCAGCTTCCTGGCGTCTGCGTCGTTCCCCGATGAGGGCGGCTTGTGGAACAGGAGCCTTGTCGGGAGGCGGCGACCCACCCGGTTCGTTTTCGGGAGTCGGCGCGGCAGCAGCCTCAGCGGCTACAGCGGCTCCGTCCCCGCCCGTTTCGTTTGTCTTCTTCGCGAACTTGCCGTCCGGCCCGCGCGGCTGACCCGCCGTCTCAGGCTGGACTACCGCCTCAGGCGGCGGCGTTTCGCTCGGCGGCTCTTGAGGAGGTTCCGGCGATGGCGGCGCTGCCGCTGCCGGTGACTCTGTAGATTGGCCGTCCAGAAGATTTGAAAGCTCCGTTGGCTTGAACTCAGCCTCGCTCATTAAATCACCCTCGTTCATCGCCCGCTTCGGCGGCGGCCCGTTGGTCCGTCAGTGGACCACCCTCACCGCCCGATTGGCCCCGGCGACGGGCGCGCGACGGCCTCCCCTTGCGAGGATCGGCGGTCGCAATTCTCCGTTGATTCAGGCCGGGTAACCCGGCTCTTCATCCAGCGTTTGAAGCAAGAACTCAGCCGCCGCGCGGATTTGATTTACGCGGCAGCTCACGGTGCAGCGGCGATCAAGTCGCCGCGCAGCCAATTCTATGTATCCGTCCCGGTCACCCGGCCTAGCGTCAGCCTCGACACCCTCAGGCAGAAGGCTTTGCAGCTCGTTGCGATACTGAACCACGCTTGTCGGGGTTGGACCTCGAAAGAAGTCCCGCACGGCCTATGCCGCAGGATAAATCGGATGGTCTAGAGGCGCGCGGGCCGCATGAGCGGCATTCATCATCTGATCCGTTTTTGCGGCCTCAATTCCAGCCTTGGCTACATTGCGGGCGGTTTCAGAACGCGTCTTCTCAATACCCGCCTTCGCCGCTTCAAGCTGCACCTGGTCGGTAATCTGCTGGCGAGCAGCCGCCTCAGGCGGCGGTGCCGGAGGCGGCTGATCCAGCATCTCCAGAATCTTGTCCTTGTCGCGCAGCGAAGAGGCCATGATCAGCGTCTTAAATAGCGGCGGCGGCAGCTGCGTTGCCGAAGGCAGAACCTTCGTCAGCATGTCGAATTGCTCTGCTTCGACAGTCGGCGTGTCCATGCCTTCGTCGATGGTAATGTCTACTTCCAGCTCACCGACATTGTTCTCAACGGTCGCGATCATGTGCGAGCGCGGGTCTTGAGCAAGCAATCCAAGCTTCAGCTGAGCATTGGGATCGTTTGCCAGCTGGCGTTGTGCCAGCTCGAGAAACGTCACCGGGCGGTTGATCCCGACGAACCGAACGTCGCGCTCATCCTCTGTTATCCGAAGCCAGCGTGGAGCGGTCCAGTATTGGCGAATGCGGCCCCAGATGGAGCGATAGACGGCCAGCGACAGGACGCGCAGCCGATCAAACAGCATGTTCGCTTCCACCATGCCGCCCTGCTGCTGAGCGATGATGGCGCGGCCAGACATCGACTGTTCGTTCTTTCCCGCCAGCGCCGCGTTCGGGCCGAGAAGATCAATTTCGTTCTTCGCCTCTTGCAGCAACTGGAGATTGGCGGACGCCATGTCGCTTGTCGGGATAATCTCAAATTCGTCTTTTTCGCCGACCACCACGCCATCAGCTTTCGACAGCTCGCGCCGGACATCCTCAGGCTCCATTCCTGCACCGCGCGAGACGCGCGATTGCCGCATGTTCGTAAGGTGCAGACCTTTCGAGCGCCGCTTGTTGATTTCATCCTGAGGCGAGATCATCGCGCGGACTCCGCCATAGCGGTTGTTATCGCGATCGACGTAGTAGGAAACCGCCTTGATCGGGTTTTCCGGGTTCCCTTCGTCATCGAGATATGGAGAGGGCATTGTCGGGATGATTTCTCCCGCCTCAGTGGCGATGCACATCATCCAAGTGCCGCTAACGCGGTAGTATCCCTCAACCACCCGAACGCGCTTGCGGTCGTAATCGGCCCACATCCGCCACTTGGGGCGATCATCGTAAGTGTTGACGCCACGGGTGCGCTCGACTGTAGCCGTCAGGACGGCTTCAGCGTCCGGCCATTTGGCAACGGCCTCATCGAGATCATACCAAGTGATGATCCCCATATAGGCAGCATCCGAGAAGTCGATTTTGCGGCTATGCGGATCGGCGAAAAACCTGTCCCACGGTATCTGGATCAGGTCAGGGTCAATTTGACCGTCCCGGCCCATCTTGGCGCCGACCATGACCGCGCCGGTTCCGGGGATGTAGATGTCTTCCATCGCGGCGGAACGGCACATGTCCCAATCGCTATCGTCGCAAACGAAGCGGAGAGCGTCCGTTGCAGCAGCAGCGGCCTGATCGTCCCCCGGCGTTCTCGGGAACGCCTTGGGATCCTTACGGAGCTGCTTTTCCAGCCCAAAAATGTAGTCAGCCTTCCGCTGGATTCGATTAAAGGTGACTACGGGCTGGCCGCGCTTCTTCAGCTCCTTCTCTTCCTCTGCGGTCCACTGCTTATGGTGGTAATAATCAGTGTCGCGCTCGGCCAAGCGCCGAGCGGGCCATGTAGCCTGTTCGGATTCTTCAAACAGCCGGATCAGGCGAGGCTGGGTCACATCACCTTCCATGACCTCTCCTCATTGTCATCGAACGCCTTGTTCCATCGGTCGCGCGGCCTTGCGATCGGGTTGGACTTCGTTGTTCCGGCGTGAATGTCATCGACGGCGCGGCCAATCAGAGAGGCCACGTCAACCTCATCGTCATTTTTGCCGGACGGGAATTTCAGGAACTCAGAAAGGTCAGCGTCCGGCTCGAAAAAGACCATCCCCATCGCGGCGCGGGCTTGAAAGCCGCGCGCCCGCGTCGGCTTGTCGGCAACCGATGGCAGCCAATCCAGCCGACAGAAGATTTTCCGCTCCAGCATCCGGCGACGGAGCGCAGGTTCGATGGACTTCTGAATTACGCCAGCTTCGCCAAACCAGATTAGCGGCTTGTGTTGCTGGATAAGGTCCAGCTTCCGATCGATCCACACATCGGAAGTAGCTTGCCCGCGCCACCCATCCAGCCGGTAGATATTGAAATCACGATCCACGCCCCAGACCCGGTGAACTGTGAAGTCGCCGCCGCGATCGGTAACAGCGTAATCGCTGGAGCCGTAAATCCTCAGCCCCTTGGGCCGCGTTTCCCACTTCCTGAGGTGTTCACGAAGGAAAAACGACCCATCCTCAGGCGATGGCTTTTGCTGATACAGACTGGACCATCCACGCGAATCCCGCATGAACGGCGACCAGTGATCCATAGGATCGCCGGTCGCGCGTCCGAACCACTCAGGCCACAGGCTTTCCCCGATGGAACGGCCTAAAGGATCGTCATCCCGATCGGCTAAGGCCGGAAGGCAAATCACGAACCAGCGACGGCCATCCCGGCCATCAAACCATCCGGATTCACCGTCCCAGCCCTCAGGAAGAATGCGGCCGGCAGGATCGTCTTCGTGCCACCGCGTCAGGATCATTATTTGCGGGGCTCCCGGCACCAGACGGGAGCAGAAGTCATCCTTGTAAGCTTCCCACGTCTTGTTTCGGATCGTCTCGCTTTCGGCCATGTCGCGGCCCTTGATCGGATCATCAAGAATGCCGAGCCAAGCGCGGTTGCCGGTGAGGCCAGACAAGAGGCCGCCAGCCATATATTCGGAGCCATTCGTCAGGCTCCATTCGTCAACCGCCCTATTCCCCGGCGTCAGAGAGACGCCTGGAACCAGACCTTGGAATGAAGCCGACTCAATCAACTGGCGAGCGCGGCGGCCTTGCTTCTGAGCAATGCCGCTCGCGTAGCTCGCGAGAATGACGTGACGGCGTTTGCGCCGCGACATGAACCACGGCACGAACACCACATCAACATATGTGCTTTTCGCCGAGCCCGGAGGCATCAGCACCATGAGGTTGCCGCCCAGCTCTCCAGACTCCAGTTCCTGGAGCTTCTTGCAGAGCAACGCATGGTGCGCCGCCAAGCCATTCGACAGGCGGCGAACCGGGAAACGATCCTCTTCGCCCAGTTCTTCCTCATCATCGGGAAGAGTGGGAATATCGACCATGCACGCGAAGTCGGGGAAGCTTCTATTCGCGAGCAGACGGCGCGCCTCCAGCACATCGCCAGCGGTCACTTGGGTCAATTCACCCTCTCGCCTTCGTCCGCTTCGTCGCCCTTGAGCCTGATCGTCGCCAGCAACCGCAATTGATCGTCGCTGAGGCCGGTAAGATCTGGAACAGAGAGCGGAGCGCCATCCTTCCCGGTCAGCTCATTCCGCGTGGACTCGCGCCACTTGTCCGGAAAGCGGGCCGACATGGAGCGCGAATACAGATTGGAGTTAAAGTCTCGGGTATCGAGGCCCGATTGCCCTTTGTCTTCCCACCACTTCAGAGCGTAGAGCTTGGCTAGCTCCAACGCTTCGGCGAACTCCGGATCGAGCCTTGTCCAGCTGCCGACAAGCGTGTTGTAGACGACGCCCAATTCGGCGCACATCCACTCGATCGACTTGCCTTCCTTGCCCCACTCAATGACCCTATCGCAGTATTCCTGGCGATATTTCGTCGGCTGACCGCGACCGCGCTTAGTTGGTTCGGTAGTCACAGATGGAGCCGAGGTTTCTGGCTTCGATGACTTTGACACGGACAAGACCCTTCACGGTTTCCGCTGAGCTAAGAACGGCTGTTGGCACCAACTCGTAGGAGCCGAGCGTATCGGCGTTCACCAAGACGGTGACGTTGGAACCGGAAATTGAGGGAGTGCCGAAGCTGAGCTGAGCAGGGACAGCCTCAATCGAAAAGCTGTTGATTGTGTTCGCGCCAACCGCGCCGGACAGCCGAAACTCGATCTTGCGGCTTTCGCCCAGGATCATGGGCGGAAGATCGTTCGGCTTCAGCAGCATCAGTCAACCGTGAAGACGAGTTGGCCGATGCTGAACAGCGGCGTCATGCCGAGCTGCATCACCAAGGGAGTGCTCAGGGCATTGCTTAGAAGCAGCGTTCCGGTGCCTGACGCATCGGTGCCGAGCCCAACGTGAGTTATCGTCGGCGTGCCGCTGGTATTCTGCGCGAAGTCGATTTCCGCCGTATTGCTCGCCTGATTGCCGGAGACGGTCCAGCCGCCGCTGTTCCGGTTCACGGCAACGCGGGCATAACTGCCGTAGGAGGTTTCCGAAGTCGATTGGCTACCGGTTTCGCCGGGATCAGCGGTGTGAAGCGAGATATAATAGGCCGTGTAGGGGGCCAAAGCGGTGTTGTCGGCGATACCCGCGATCGTGGTGCCATTGAAGATCAGGTTCAGCAGGGCGGTTTCAAAGGAGTTTGTTGCGCTCATTCGTGGGCGACTCCCCTGATCACATACTCAAATGGAACGGCGGTAACGGAGTAAGAGCCGGTGATGGCCTGCACTGTGAAATTCTCAGGCATGGCCCGGACAACAAGCGGCCTTCCTGCGGCGACCAGAAGCGGATGGCCGCCGAAGACAAATCCACCGGTAGAGAAGATGACTTGGCGGGCCGACCTTGTACCAACGCCGCTGAAGGTAATGCCGCCCGTGGCGTGGATGCGCGAAAATGAGCCCGTCTGCGCCGTGCCAGCGAAGGTAATGCCGCCGGTGGCAACCCCCAGTCCACCCGGCACAACCACCAGCCGGAACGGATCGCCCATCAGCGGCGACGACATGAGCGCAGCCATTCCCAGCAATGGCTGCCTCCATCAAACTATCCGCCCGTTACGACCATGAAGAAGCGCAATGCTTAGGTGCTCGCCTTGCTAGCGAACGGGCGGTCAGGCCGAGGCCCGAATAAACATAAGGTGGCGCGGCGGGACGGCTTGCTTACGCAGAGCGATGGCGACTCACGCGTATTTCACCCGGTAGCTTGATAGCGCCCGCCAACCCAAACGGACTCGGCAATACCGGGGAGCAAAATCCGAACCGCCGCGCCGTGGTGGCACCGCCAGCATGAGCGGTGCATCTGAGCCCGCCAGGAGGATCGGGCCAGATACTAAAAAAGCCGCCCAACGGACGGCTCTGAGCGCAGCTCACCTATTGTGAGAGCGAATACACGAATATGGCCGTCCAAGCAAACCATTTCCGTTGACTTCGGGATTGGTTCCATGCCCGCTTCATGCCCACTGGACAGAATGAAGATGTTAGCGAAATGGCGAAAAACTGCGAAAACGAACGCGAAAGAACGTGAACAGTATGTTGCACGGCTCCGCCGATAAAAATGGCGGTTTTCCTATGATTTAGGATGGTAGCGGAGGAGGGACTTGAACCCCCGACACGCGGATTATGATTCCGCTGGATGGTCGCGGAAAACCGCCACTTTCGCGGCTACATGCCCGCTCTGTGACCGCTTCAGGCCAGCAGCTCAGCCGCTACTGCGGCGGCTATCGCTGCATCGCCAAGCTCATCACGGATCAGATGGCCGTAGATATCGAGCGTCGTTTGAACGCTGGCGTGGCCGAGCCAAGTTGTCAGGCGCTTCAGATCGACCTTCTGCTTGATC